CTATTTCACGTGGTTTAGGATGTACTTCAGGTGCAACTGTAGCACAATATGGTCAAACTACATACTTCTTATCAGATGATGGTTTCTATTCATGTGATGGTATCAATATTAAAGCTATTGGCACAGATAAAATAGACAAATGGTTCTTTACAAACTGTGAATTAGCACAAATTGACTCATGCAGTAATCCCATTTGACCCAGCTAACACAGACTACCAAGCCTACCTAAAATGGGTTAGCGAAGGAAATATCGCAGAACAGGCTGACTAATGTTTGGCATATCAGCCTTTTCCCAAACAGCATTTAGTTCTCTTGCTAGTGGTGTAGTACTTGGTACAGCACAGGTAGATGCTAACGCAACAGTAACGGCTGACGCTTATCGTATAAGATTTAACTCAGGTGCTATAAACGCTAATGCAACTGTCACAGCAGATGGATACTCTATTGCATTGGCTAGTGGTGCTATAAACGCTAATGCCTTAGTATCAGCAGATGGTTATTCAGAGGCATACGCTAGTGCAAGCATATCTGGATCAGCTGCATTATATGTAGACAATCCATTCTCTTATGCTTTTGCTACTGGATCTATATTTAGTAATTGTACAGTTGCTGCAGACGCTATACGCTTTAGAACATCTACAGGATCTATAAATGCTACTGCTACAGTTGTAGCTAATGGTGGTGTTCTCTACGAAGGCTTTGGAAGTATTAATGCTAACGCTATAGTTGTTTCAAGTCCTAACGCTATATGGTCAGGTAAAGGTGCAATTACAGCTAATGCTACAGTTACAGCACTAGGAAGAAGATTAGGTGAAGAGTGGAGCAATATTGCTGCTGGCTCTGAAGTATGGACAAACATAACAACTGGTTCTGAAACATGGACAGACATAACAGGAAGTTCTAATACATGGCTACCCAACGAATAAATTTTGCAGAATGGTTACCAGATCAGCCATCAATTTCTGGTGCGTTAGTTGACGTAAACAACGTAGTGCCATTAGTGCAAGGTTATAGCCCATTTCCTAGTGCTGTAGATTACTCTAACGCTGCTAGTGAAAACCTTAACAATGTGTATGCTGGTAAATTTAGTACCATTACACAGTTATTTGCTGGTGGTGCTACAAAGCTATTTAAGTTTACATCTGGTACAAATAATTTAGCAAACGTATCTAAGGCTGGTGGTTATAGTGGTGCAGATAGATGGAGTTTTGCACAGTTTGGTGACGTATTATTAGCATCTAACAATGCTGAAAAGATTCAAGCATGGACAGTTAATACTTCTACTGTTTTTGCAGATGTAGCTGCTGCAGCACCTATCGCTAAATACATTACAGTAGTTCGTGACTTTGTAGTAGCTGCTAATATTAGCGGTACACCTAATAAGGTGCAATGGTCAGACATCAATGATGAAACTGACTGGACTTCTGGTGGTGCTTCACAAAGCGATTATCAGATAATCAGCGATGGCGGTAATATACAAGGAATTACAGGTGGCGAGTTTGGCTTAGTATTACTTGAACGTGGTGTTGTTCGTATGTCATACGTTGGCTCACCATTATTCTTCCAGTTTGACACAATCTCTCGTGGATTAGGATGTACAGATGGTTCTACAGTTGCACAATATGCTGACACTACATACTTCTTATCAGATGATGGATTCTACTCATGTAATGGTGTGAACTTAGTTGGCATTGGCACAGAAAAAGTAGACAAATGGTTTTTTGCTAACTGTGACTTAGGTCAAATTAATACTTGTAGCACAGCAGTTGACCCAGTAAGAAACATTGTGGTATGGAATTTCCCTAACACATCTGGTGGTCGTTCACTTATTATGTTTAATTGGCAAACAAACAAATGGTCAAAGGCTGCTACTGACGTAGACTATATATCATCTGTAACAACGTCTGGTGTAACGCTAGAAGATCTAGATGCGTTTGGATTATTAGATGATTTAACAACATCTTTAGACTCACGTCTTTGGGTAGGTGGTAAGTTACTATTTGCTGGTGCTCGTGATAATAAGATCATTACATTTACAGGATCTAACGCTACTGCATCATTAAATACAGGCGATATAGAGGCTGGTTATAATTCAGTACTTACATTGGTTAGACCTCAGTTAGAAAATGGCTCTGCAAGCGTTTCTGTAGCCTCTAGACGTGAATTGGATGACGCTATCACATATTCAACATCTGTTGCAGCTTCATCTGAAGGTCGTGCATCTGTAAGAAGTGCTGGTCGTTATCATAGAATACAAATTACCCCAACAGGTAGCTGGATATATGCTATTGGAATGGATGTGGACTTTAAGCCTCAAGGTGGTAGATAATGCGTGATATGTATCGCAAACTGCCAATGGTTGGTGGCACACCTCGTGAGGTAGCTGAAGTTGTAAACAACATTATTGAAGGCAAGTCTAACAACACAGGCGAAATTACTTTAGCTACTGGTAATGCTACCACTACAACTATTTATAATGAACGTATAGGCTTTAATAGTATAATATTATTAACACCTATTAGTGCTGCTGCTGGTAGTGATGCTGTTCCTTATGGTGCGTTTCAAGATACAACTGACCAGACTGCTGCATCAACAACTGCAGCTTATGCAATTACATTTAACACTACTGACTTTTCTAACGGTGTTATTTGCAAAATGTTTAAGTGTTGCACTACCTTTAGTTCTGTCACTTACATATACATTAGTAGATGCTGAAGTTGATACATAACTCATTGTAGTAATAACGCTTGGTGTAGCTGGTCTTGTTGGACTTGTACCTGCTGCAAAAAATGAATTAGACCCTACTGTTAGACCATTCGTAGAGTATGGTTTAAGTGAGGCTAAAAATTTATATCAAACAAGAACTCCAGAATACTTCCCTACACAAACATATGTATCACCTTCTGCACAAACACAATCAGCATTACAAGCTGCTCAACAACGTGCATTAACTGGTAGTCCACTTACAGCATCTGCTCAACAACAACAATTAGGCACTGTGCAAGGTCAATACTTAAATGCTGGTAACCCATACCTTATGAACGCATTAGCTGCACCTACACAAGCTGCTACACAAGCTTATAACGATGCTATTAAGCAAGCACAAAGTACTGCTTCTATGGCAGGTCGTTATGGTTCAGGTACTTCAGCAGATATTCAAAACAGAGCTGCTCAAACATTAGCTACAACTTTAACTAATAAATACGGTGATCTTGCATATCAAAACTATGGTGCTGAACGTGCTAGACAAGAAGCTGCTGCATTACAAGCTCCTCAACTTGCTCAGGCTGATTACCAAGATATTAACCAACTTATGAACGTTGGTCAAATTGCTGAAGACTATCAACAAAAAGCTCTTGAAGATCAAATTGCTAGATACGAATTTGAACAAAACAAACCATACACAAAACTACAAGCTTACTTGGGTGCTGCATACGGTGCTCCAGTTGGTCAAGTTACAAAAACAACTCAATCAGGTGGTGGCAAGATTGTATGTACAGCTATGAATGCTGAATATGGCTTTGGTAGCTTCCGTAACGCTATTTGGTTAGCTCAATCTAAAGATTTAGACCCAGCATACGAAAAAGGTTATCACACTCTATTCTTACCATTAGTAAACTATGCTTATAAGAGTGGTAAAAATAATGCCCTACAACGCATTTTAAGGGGTGTTTTAGAGCATATCGCAAGACACAGGACTGCTGATATATGGAAACAAAAAAGAGGTAAAAAACGTGATAATTATGGCATGATTTATCGTGCTATTTTAGAACCAATCTGCTATGTAGTAGGAAAGGTAGGCAAATAATGGGTCCAGAGATTTTAGTTCCAGCAGCTATAGGAGCTGTAAGTTCTGCTGCAATGGGTAAAAGCCCTATTACAGGTGCTTTATTAGGTGGAGTTACTGGCGGTATTGCAGACAAAATGCAATTAGGTCAAATGTTTAATCTTGGTAGTAAGGCAGTAGAGTCTGCTGCACCAGCAGCTGCTGTGACAGAAACTACTATTCCAACTACATTTATGAATGAATTTATTCCTTCAAGCTTATTGTCAAATCCTGCAACTGTAACTAATGCAGCAGGTGAAGTAATGGGTGCTAACCTAGCAAAACAAGGTGCATCTATGTTCCCAATGTCTGCACAACCTCCAACATTTACAGACGGTGTTCAAGATGTATTTAGACCTAAATTTGAAGATATTGCAAGAGGCACATCTGAAGGATTTACTGGTGGTGGTGCTGCTCCTGCTGGAAGTGGTTTATTAAATACTGCTACTACATACGCTCAAAATAATCCATTAGCTGTAGCTGGTGGTGCTAAATCTATTCTTGATATTTACAATCAAGGTGAAGAAGAAGATAGAAGAAGGCTTCAAGAAGCTGCTGCTTATGGTAGCAGACCAATTACACAAGGTAAATCTGGTCCAATGGCAGGTAATCTTTTACAAGTTAAAAGGATAGGATAATTATGGCTGAATTAAATGTACAAGGATTGTTAGATAAATTCTTTTTAACTAAACAAAATCCTGCTATGGAAGCTATATTAGCTCCTACACCAGAAGAAAAAGCTGCATTAGAACAACAAAAAACAATAGGCACCATAGTTGGTTTAGGTACTGGTGTATTATCTAATTGGAATAAAGGTGTTGCTCCTGCAGTATTAGGTGGATTTACTGGTGCTTCTGCTGGTAGACAAGCTCCAATTGCTAACTTATTTACACAACAAAAGAACTTGCTTGAGTATGGTGATCTTCTTAATAAAGTTAAAAAAGGTACATTTGAATCTCAAGAAGCAGAACTTAAAAATGCTGCATGGGTAAATGCTATCAATAATGCTCCTGATGCTGCGTCAAGAAATCAACTTATTCTTAATGCACCAGAAGTAGTAAAAGCAGAACTTGCTTCATCTCCAAGATATAACAAAGATGTACAAATATTTTCTAGTGCTATTGGTAAACCAGTTAATTTATGGGGTGCTGAAGATTACAGAAATTTCAATATTTACAATGAAAAACCAACATCTGAAACAGCTGCAAAAGAAGAAGTTAATCGTGCAAGACTTGCATATGAAACTGGTAAAAATATTACTCCAATGGAAACTAAAGAAATGTTTTTACGCAGAATTACAGGTCAACCTATAACTCAACCTGAAAGTCAACCTCAAGGTACACCTACCGGTACACCTGCAGGTAAACCTTCAACTGGCTTTAAACAACCTCCAACAGAAACAAAACAAAATATCCCTCTTATTGAAAGCTCTGCTATTTCTCCAAAGAATAAAGAACAAGTTCTTATTGAGCAACCTAAAGCTACTCAAGCTACAGAATATGCGTTAAATTCTACACGC